AATGAGCGTCAACCGCTGGACTGGTTTATCAATGTCGTAGAGCAGGCCGGTCCGATTGAGTTCAGATTGCGCGACGAATCTTCACCTTCCTCTTCTGGTGTAATTGACGGCGGCAAGGATATCTCTGTGCTTTGCCGCCGTTGTAATAAGCCGATCAATCGCCTCGGCCCCGGTGAGTGGGTCGCGAAGTATACTGACCGTGATGATCACGGATATCATATCAACCGCATATTCGGCGATGCCCGCGCGAGCATCGGTGGTCGGCCGGTCATTCTCGCTATGTACAAAGAATTCCTTGCTGCTCAGAATAACCCGACGGCTTTGCAACGTTTCTGGAATAACGTGCTCGGAGAAGCATACCGAGCATCCGGGTCGGCTTTGACGCATGACATCCTTGCCGCCTGTACGGCCGATTATAAGATGCCGGTAACGTCCGAGGGGGGCGTCGCCGGTGTTGATGTCGGGTCTCAGCTTGATGTCCAGATTGAAGTGAAGGAAGGCGAAAAGAGCCGCATGGTATTTGCCGGAACCGTGCCGAGCTTTGACGAATTGGATCGCATTTGCCGACTATACAAGATTCATCGAGGTGTTATCGATGGCATGCCGGAAGGTCATGCGACGCGGCAGTTCGTCAAGGCTCATAAGGGTTGGTATATGTGCTTCTACAATTTGCCCGAGACGGCCAAGACGCCGATTGAAATAGATCGAGTCAAGAAAGTCATTCGGACGAATCGGACGGCTTCGCTCGATGCGACCTTTGCTACCTATGCAACCGGCGAGCAGGAGCTCCCGGTTGACTGGCAGTCTCTGATGCGTGGTGAGTGGGTCAAACAAATGACGGCATCGACGCGGGTATTCAATGAAGACAAACAAGTTTATGAATGGGTTGAAGGCGCTAAGGCCGATCACCAGTTTCATGCGGCCAACTATCGACGCATGGCGGCTGATATCGCTAAAGGCGCGGGAAGTTTTATCAGGGTGTTGTGATGACCGATATTGAGAAGCAGTTGATTCCAGAATTAAGGTCATTCGTGGCGAATAAGAAAGACCCTGTATTGGTTACCGCTGCAATGATTGGGGATGCACCAATCGTGTTGCCTCGTTTGCTACGTGGTGAAGCACAGACGGTAAAGGATCGAGACGGCAACATTGTCAAGAAAACATTGGGACGGGATTGGATACCCGTTTAATCATCGAGGTGTTGTGATGGCTCGCAGGGTTAGGAATGAATTACGTAAAGAAGTGGAATGGATTCCGATCCATTTATCTACTGAGATAGAAGACAAATATCGTGAATTAGACAAACAATCATCGAGGGCAGAACGATGACGATACGTGGCAGAGCGGCTTGACTTAAAGCACGTAATAAATAATTGGCTCAAGAAGACGAATAGTCTCAACTGGACGCAGAGGACTAAGATTCGTCTTTTGGCGTGGCTGTTCACGGATGTTCAGAAATCCAATCCTATCGCCAGGCTGTTGACTTCGCGGTTCGTTGGTTCAGGGGAAGCCGAGCCACACGACACCGATCAAAAATCTCATCTCATAGTTTACAGAGTAAACGTGTATGCGGCGGCCTGCATGCGCCGCATTGCCCGTGATGTCGCGGCGGCTCCATTGCTGGCTCAGAAGCGTGTTCGCAAGGACGGCGCATGGCAATGGGAAACGCAGACGCAGGGCGAGCTATATGATATGCTTCAGCGCGGCAACGATCAGGAACCATTTGACGAATTAGTCGAACGCATGATGCTTGGTCTTTTGGCGACCGGCAATGGTTACTGGGTCAAGGCCCGCAATGCTAAAGAGTTCTATTACGTCAAGCCCGACATCGTTCAAGTCAATGCCGCCGTGACTGGCGAGAAGGTCGGCTACACCGTTACCGATAAAGGCTTCACTGAGAAGTTTGACATTGATGAATTGATCCACTGGCGCCTGGTCAATCCTGATGGCGAGTTCTACGGACTCCCGCCCGCCGAGACAATCAAAGAAACGATCCTGACTAAGATCAGTCTTAACAAACATGTGAAGGCGTTCTTTAAGTTCGCGGGGTTGCTCGGTACGATCATCACTTCGCCTGAAGATTTGAGCGAAGAGGATATTGCCTTACTGCATAAAGAGATCAACCGGATGTATACCGGCGAAGAAGATGCAATGAAGACGGCCATCATGAGTAACGGAGCCGTCGCTTCAAGGCTATCTCATCCGCTTAAAGATTTCATCCCTGATGTCATCGACCAGTTGGTGCGACGTGAAGTGCTGACGGCGTATGATATGCCGCCGATTCTTATCGGTCACCTTGACGGCGCCAGCTATGCCAATGCCAATGTGCAGATTGGACTATATGGCAACGGTGTCCTTGAGGGGATGTTCACTGTGTTTGAACGGGCGCTCAATCATCAGCATGTCAAGAAAGTCTTTGGTCCCGACTCCCGCGTCCGCGTTGACCGCTCGGAAGTCAAGGCGCTCCAAGAGGACGAGAATGAGAAGTCAACTCGCGTTGTCGCTTATTATCGCGGCGGCGTGACGACGCTGAACGAGGCCCGCGAAGCGGCCGGGTATGATCCGACTGAAGACGGCGGCGATGAATTTTATTCTCAACCTGTTCCGACATTTTCGATAGGTAACGATAACGGTGACGGGTCATCTTCAGGCAAGAGTCACAAGCCCTCGACTCAAACCAGCGAGGATGACCCTAACCGAGCCTTCTATCAACGTTTCGAGAAACGGCTGACTAAGCATGAAAAGAAGCTGATCGATAAGCTCAAGTCATACTTCGCTGGCCAGCTGGAACGCGTCATCGGCAATCTCAAAGAAGTCACGAGTGCGGGCAAGATGATGTCGGCAATTGGTCTCTGTCTGACGAAGGGATCGGACCCCAATGATCCCGACGGCATATTCAACATCGAATTAGAGAATGCTATCCTGGCATCCGAGATAAGCGAGATTATCCGTGAATCGGTAGAACAAGGCGGCCTTGAAGCCTTAGAGGAACTTGGGTTGGATTTCGCTTTCGATGTCAAGAATCCCGAAGTACAGAACGCTATCGAGAAATTCGTCAATCGCATCAAGAAGATCAACACTGCGACCTATACCGACATCAAGCGATTGCTCAAAGACTCTTATGATGCCGGTGATTCGATTGAGGTCATCGCTCAGAAGCTGACCGAGAAGTACGACTTCTTTTCAAAGACTCGTGCCCGCGTGATCGCCAGGACGGAAATGACCGGCGTTGTCAACAACGGCAGTTTTCTCGCGGCCGGTCAGGTCGGAGCAACACACAAGGAATGGGTATCGACATTCGACGCTAATACTCGTGATGCTCATGTCTACGCCAACGGCGAGAAAGTCCCGATAAAGCAACCGTTCATAAAAACTGGTGAAGCGATGATGTTTCCCGGTGACCCGGCCGGTTCAGGATATAACACAATCAATTGCAGATGTGCCATAAACTATTATTTCGAAGGAGATTCAACATGAAAAGACTTATCCCTCTGTTGATCGTAGCTATCATGCTGGCCATTGTGTCAACCGTGATAGTGACCGATGAGGGCAATGCGCGTGACAAAGCGAAAGGATCGCAGTATAGCGGGTCGGTGACTTATGCGCTGCTGCCGGACACGACGGCGGCCTATAATCAGGACACATCGACAACCAAGTTCCGTTTCGATGAAGTAGTCAACTACTCATCGTTGTACGGCTACATGGTTGTCGAATACACCGCTATCGACACCGGCGATGCCGCCGCTGATATCGTGGACACCACCAAAGACACCGTGATCGTGATCGCCAAGACTTACGGCCAGACCGGTACTCCGTCAAAAGAAGTTTGGCGTGATACTTTGGCTGCATTTCATGTGACCGCGAGTGTTGTCAATACTGATTATGTCCACTTCGTATTGAGCGATTCGGCGCTGTACGATTATCTCGCATTCGATTTCATCTGGATCGTGGCCGACTCGGACAATTCCGTAGCTCGAGCCGGTGCGGCCGCGCATTACAAAGCGACAACGCGAATGTATGCGAAGTGACGATGGTATTAACCTTTTGAGGGCAAGGCGGTTTCTATGAGTGGATCGTAAGCAATTACATCTCGGCGGTGGTTTCAAAGCCGCTGCGCCATCGTCGCCTGATTTCATAATGACGATATCGGGGTACGCCTCGACGCGTGATCTGGATCGTGTCGGTGATATTGTCGAACCAAGCGCATTCCTCAACTCCCTTTCCAATTTCGAGAA